ATTAAGACTTAGTTTCCATTTTTGATATTCTTTTAATAATGTTGAATTTAATATTTTACCGCAATCAGAAAATTCACATGAATGAAAAATAAAATTTTCAACATCCGAATTATTAGAAGTTTTTTTATATTCAATAGATTTTAATTTAATACCAGCATATCCGTGACTTCCATCAATTCGTTTTGGTTTAAATCTAGTATCTAAATAGTTTTTAAGTGCATGAAATACTTCTTTAGTTGGCTTAACTTTACTCCATAACCGATATCTTCCTTCTAAATTTACAGATAATTCTTGAACATCCGGTCTAACAATACAAATTTCATTTACAAATTCATTAAATTTTTTATTTATTTCATCTTCAGGTAGTAAAACATTTTGATAAATTGATGTTTCATTTATCTTAATAGTTTCAATAATTTGTTGTTGTTTATCCAATTTTTCTGTCAAATTATTTATTTCAAGAGTTTGTTCTAATGATTTTTTTTCAAGTAATTTTATTTTTTCATATAATAAATTATTTTCTTTTTCTAATTCTTCATTTCGTTTCGTAAGTTTATTGAAGTTTTCTAAGCTATAAATTTTTGATTTAATTATTTCTTTTATTATTTTCGTTAATTTATCAATAGTAAAACTATCATTATAAGCGATAATTTCTGTTTTATTTTTATCATTAATTTTAATTGTTCTTAATTGTGGCTTAATTTTTTCATGCGTTTTAATGAGATTTTCAATTTCAACTTTGTTCTGAACCCTAAAGGCATTTTTTAAAGTAAAATTACTATAATGATTACGATGATATGATACTCTGTTTGACAAATCATTTGTATGACCAAATATAATTAATTTTTCTCCATTTTCATTTGTATTGTTGATAGTTCCAAAATAAATGCATTCAGTATTAACTGGAAATTGATTAATTAAAGCTTGTTCTACTTCTTTTTGTTTTTCATCAATAAGTTTATCCTTATTTTGTAATTGTAATTTTAATTCATTATTTTCTTCATCAATTGTTGATTGTATCATTTTTTCTAATTTTATATAATAATTATGAATTTCATCAGCTTTTTTAGTTCCTGCCTTCAAACAAAATTTTTTAAATGTGTCAATATTTAACATAAATATTTCTTTATTATGACCTCCGTGTGTTTTATCATCTTGCTTAACCAATTGGTTAAGCAAGTTTAAATTAATATAATCTGTATTTATCACAAAATATTTTTCAAGTATTCTTAATGATTTTTGTTTAGTTGAAAAATCAAGCCATTTCCATACGTTATCTAAATCAATAACAAAATCCTTTACAGGGTCACAATTTAAATAACAATAAAAACTTGACAAAAATAATTGTTGTTCGAAATCCGTAAAATTTGTTTTAATTTTCATCAATAATTTAATATTATAATCATTTGATAACTTAGTTATCGGGTTATTTTCAATTAATTTAACAATATCTAATTGCTCCATTCAATTATACATTAATAAGAATTTAGTCTTTAAGTTATTATTACAATTTACTTTTATTTTTAAAAACAAAAGTAATATTATAAAGTATTAATATTACTTATCAAATCAAGAAAGCAAAAAATTACCATTTAGTAGTTTTTTTAACATTAATTTTGGGGCCAGCACCTCTTTTTTTTGTCTTATTTGGGTCATATTGTTCTTCTTGCTCTTCTTCTGGCATACCTTTTGATAATTCCCAAAATTCTTTTGAACCAAGACGAAAATCATTATGGTTATCCGCTTTATACCAAAAAACTTGATCGTTTAATTTGTTTGATTTTGAATTATTATTTATTACTAGACATTCATAATTTTCAGTACATTGATCCATCACTTGACAAAAGCTCTCAAATGTTGGAAACATTCCTGCGTAATTTTCATAGATTCTTTTTCTATTCGCAATGTAATTTTCTCGAAGAATAAAAACATAATCTATGTTGGTTCTCAGTGTGGGAGGAATGCCTAAAGGATATTGCATTGTGATGACTAACATGACCTTCCAATGACGCCCGTTCATAAAGAGAAGACGCATTAACTTATCACGAGACCATGTATTATCATATAAACAATCATCTAAAATAACAAATGCTCTTGGGTCAATAGTTGTTCGTTTGTAAGTTTCCATTTCCTTTTTAACTTGTTTTAAAACGGTTCTTTGACGTTTTAATATATTTTCTATTATAGCTGAATTATATTCATTATGAATAAATAATCGCGGCACCATTTTGCTGTAAAACCCATTACCTTCTTCTGTTCCAGATATTACTGTTCCGATCGGTATATCCTGTTGGTAATACAATAAATCTCTTACCAAAAAAGATTTACCTGTATCACGCTTACCTATTAACACGACAACAGGACCTTTATTTTCATTCGGTTTAAACTGGATACTTTTCATGTCAAATTTTTTGAGTTCTAAGCTCATTATACTATTTATAAAAGAAAATATAATCATATTTAAACGCTAAATATCTTTTATTAGTTCCTAAATTAAACGAATCAAATAGTCTATGAGAAAGCTTTTAGAGATTTTATATTATTAACCAAAATAATTAGTTAAAAATATATTAAATTTATATTTTAATTCACTAAAGATGATAACAGTAAATTATCAAAAGAGAAAGAATACTGAACTATTCAAACTTTTTGAGAACCCAAATTCCATTTTTCTCTCTAAGACACAGAATTTTATACCAATCTATACAAAATTTTTTAACTTAAATGATATGAATTATAACAGTATAAATCTTAATAATAAATGGTATATTAATAATATTAAAAGTAAAATACATGATTTAGATAATATTTTCAAATGTAAAATAAAAAATATTAAAACAGATAAAGTTAAAGAAAAAAATATATTCTTTAAAATGGCGCCTTTACTAGACCCTTACAAGTATCTTGTCGGTAAATATGAGACATCTAATGTAAAACTATTTAATTTACCAAAATTAAATTCTACAGCTGATGATTGTAATCCTAAATTACTTGATGTTAATAATTCGGCATATGTTGACGGATTATTTCTATTTTTAACTAGCCAATTACGTGATACACATAAATTTATTCATGGTGTTGAATATTATGGTTCATTTTTAGCTATAAAAAATGATTTTAAAATAAATGTTTTTGATGATATTGATTATCTCAATAATTCAGATTTTTTTCATAAAAATAAAAATTTATTGTTTACAATTGATGATTATAAATATTTATTCCGAAGAGATGAAAATAAACTAAAACCTATAACAATAGGAAAACATATTAGCATTAAATCAAATTTATCAATTAAATCTTTTAACAACAACGTTTTTGAAAATATTTTTGATGAGAATAATACAATAAATTTAAATGATTTAAATGATTTAAATGATATATCGTTAGATTTAATAGATATTACAAATACAAATTTAAGAACAGAACATCAGGTTACACTTAAATCAAATTCCACATGTTCTTCCCGTTCCTCTTATACAAACGATGATGATTTAATTAGTGATTGTGAAAATTGCGATCCTCAAATATTATATTCTACTTCTGAAAAGAATGATAATAGTGATGATGATAACAATATTGATGATGATAACAATGAATTCAATAAAGAAAATGATAATGGTGATGATTATAACGATAATTATGAAGAAGATGAAGAAGATGAAGATGATTATGGAGAAGAAAATATAAATGTAACAATACCAAAATTTCCTGTTCAAGTTATAGCGATGGAATGTTGTGAAAATACTTTTGATGATTTGATATTAAATAATGAGTTATCAACAGAAGAATGGTATTCAGCATTTATGCAAATTATAATGATTTTAATTACTTACCAGAAAGCTTTTAATTTTACACATAATGATTTACATACTAATAATGTTATGTATAATGAAACAGATAAAAAATATATATACTACTGCTATAAGAAAAAATATTATAAAGTGCCAACATTTGGAAGAATATTTAAAATAATAGATTTTGGAAGAAGTATATTTAAATTTGACGGTAATCTTTTTTTTAGTGATAGTTTTCAAAATGGTGGAGATGCCGCTACTCAATATAATACTGAACCGTATTTTAATGAAAAAAAACCTAGATTAGAACCTAATTTTAGTTTTGATTTATGTAGATTGGCGTGCTCTATTTTTGATTATATTATAGATGATTTTGAAGAAATTAAAGATTTAAGTAATATTAAGGACCCTGTAAAACGACTTATTTTCGAATGGTGTTTAGACGATAAAATGGTTAATGTTCTATATAAAAATAATGGTGTGGAAAGATATCCTGATTTTAAATTATATAAAATGATTGCTAGATGTGTCCATAATCATACACCACAAGCACAATTAGATAGACCAGAGTTTGAAGAATTTTCAAGATTTAATGGAGATA